GACGAAGAGCCTGTCGGGCGATAGTGATCGTCTGGCTGCTATCAGTCAGAGCAGTGTTAGCCACTGCAGTGGTCTCGGTTCCAACAGCTGCCATGCGATCATAGCCGTCGAGGCCGACAAGAGGCACATCGAGAGCGGTGGAGCCTCGGCCTGCCATGTCTCCCATGTAGATCACTGAGGGATGATTCATAAGGCTGAAACGATCAGCCAGGAGGAGCTGCATTTCCTGGTGAAGGACTGCAGAGATTCGAAGGTCGCCAGTCAGATTGGCGAAAGTAATTTCGTTTGCCATTGTTCTCTCTAAGAGTCTGCGAGCTCCCAGCTTTGACAGGGCTGGACCTGGAAGAGCTCAGGGTTGTTTAGGATCTTGTCCACATGGGATATCGGCCATGAACCGGAGAGGACACAGAAGGAGGATATACCAGTGGATCTGGTAATGTCAACGAAGAGCAGCCAAGATGGAGTCTCTCTGCGCTTCATACTCAGCTGGGCTCATCCTGCTGATATTGTCTGCGCTAAAGGGGCTGGAGCTTGCAGGCTGTGGCACTGCTCCTCTATTGGCTGCAGGCTGCGCAGCTGGAGGAACAGTCTGAGGAACTGCAGCTGCCTGCTCTGGCGCCACTGCTTCGACAGGAGCAGCTGCCTGAGCTGACTGGGGCTGTTCCAGATAGGCCTGCACTGCTCGAGGTGGGCTTTTCATCCAGTCCTCGAGAGAAGGGCGGCTCTCTTGTGGCTGCGCATCATAAAGCATTTGGGCCACCTTCAAGCCCTCCTCGTCTCGAAGCCCTGCCTGGAGCAAGGTTCTCTCAGTCGAGGCCTGTGCCCTTGTAGTCTCCAAGCTTGCCTCAAGCTCCTGGACTCGAGAAGTCAGGGCCTGTGCTGCCTGCAGAGTGGATTCCATCTCTCCCATTCTCGAAGTCAGCCCTTCAAGCTGGCTCTGGAGCTGGCGCTTCTGCTCGAGGACTTGGTCCAATCGAGACTTGGGAATCATTGCCTCTTGGGCTTGGTTCTGCTCACTCATGGTATCTCCTTCTTATCTGGTGAGAGTGTTCTGAAATGCTTTGTCTCTATCAATCCTCGCGAGCTCGGCTGCTGCTTCTTGCTCAGTCAAGCCTGGATGGAGCTCCATATAGCCTTGAACTCTATCCATCAGACCTGCCTGGATAAGCTGAACAATGTGAGCCCTGCGCTCTCTGAGGTCATCTGGGCTCAGAGGAATAGCAGCATAGCTTACAACGTAGCCCGACTCTGGAAGGGTGCTTCCAGTGGCTCCATTCAGCAGAGCAGCAGAGAGGCCAATGAGCTCCTGGTCAGAGGCTGCCTGCAGTGGAGCATATTTCCTCTGGGCCTCTCTTCTGCCCTCAGAAGTCAAGGCGATAGCGTATCCTGATCGCGCATTTCCTCCGAGCCTCTGAATGTCAGAAGCAGGCAGGCCAGCATCTTGGGCCAAGCGTTGTCCATAGCTGCTCAGGCTGCGCTCTAACTTCTCGAGGTCCATTGGAGAGCTGAACTGCCCTGCTGTGACTTGCATTGGAGAAGAGTCGAGGCCATCTCCTGAAGACTCGAGGATGAGCAGAGTGGCTGGATCGGTTGTGATCTCGAGCCTCCTTCCTGCGTCAGTATCGGTAGCTGCCAGCCCTGCAGGTCTTCCGTTTGCTACCCATCTCTGTGGCCAGGAGGCGTCTCTCAGGCAGTGCCAGAAGAATGAGTAGCCGACAGCCAGGTTCAAGCTCCCCTCGACAATCTCTCTGGCGGCATATGGGTCGAAGAGCCTGTCTCCATTCTTCTGCGCATGGTAGAGCACATAGGGCAGAACAGGAGCTCCTTCTCTATAGTAGGGATAGGACTCTCCCTCGAATCGGCCTCCAAGAACCTGCTCAGTGATCTCCATGCCCTTCTTGGTCCCTCCTTCTGTCAGGAAGACTCTATAGTAAGGATAGGAAGGATCCTCGATGCTCAGGCAGTCAAGAGTCCAGACAAGGCCATGTCCCTGAATCTTTCGAAGTCTGATCTCCTCGATATAGATTGGCTGGTCTGGCCTCTCATGGTCTGGAGCTGCCATGACCATATCTGGAGCCACTGGCCTATAGGTCAGAGAGCCATCTTCATAGGCAGTCACTCTCAAGAAATATTCTCGACAGCCAATAATGAAGGGCTGAACTCTGGCCATCAGAGGCCACAGCTGAGCTCGAGAGATAGGGCCATTCCTGCCAAGGAAAGACTCAGTCTCTACAGTCCGATCCTCATGCCGAACATGTGGCGACCTATCATAGAGAACACTAAGCTCCTGGCAGATTACCCTGAACGGGTTGGCTGAGTAGTCCAGCTCTCCATGAGCTCTGGCTCTGACCTGGCCAAGAGCGAGCAGATATCTATCTCTGAGATCATCCTGCCAGTCTCCCTCGAGCATCCTGCGTCGCAGTCTGGTCTGGTCCCATCTCGAGGCAGTGAGTGGGTCTGATGGCATGGGAGGGACAATCTGAGGTGGTCTTGTGTTTGGGATAGACATCAATAGATCCTGAATTTAGAGGGAGCCACAGTGGGACTGGATCGAGGCATGAGTGAGACTGCACTATAGCGCAGAGCATCAACTGGATCTTTCAGATCATCATCTCTGAAGGTCCAGTTCTGGAGTGACTCCAGGAGCCTCTTGCATCGAGGCCTGACAAAGAACAGCTTCCTTTCCATAGCTTCATTCAATACCTGACAGCCCCAATAGACAGACCATCTGGGCTTCCATGCCCTCTTGATATTGAAAGGGCACTTTCCATACTCCATGCCAAGAGCATGCTCGAATCCTCGAGAGAGGAGCCTATTGCTCATCCTGCCTGCTCCTTTGCCAGTGCCTCTGTGAGGAATATCTCCAGTCCACCTATCCACATGATGCCAGCTCATTCCATTCCGCTCGAGCATCTTGATAATAGCTTGAGCATGGTCATCTGGAGTGCCCATATTCGCCACATATTCATCCAGAGCCCAAATCTCTGGATGTGGGCCACTCAGATCCACAGCTGAAAGGATAGCGACTTGCTTTCCAGGTCTGGAACCATGATCGATCCCAACTCCTATCTTGAACTCTCTATCTGCAGGTAAGTCATGCTGGACAATGCAGTGCTCTCCAAAGCCAGTGAAGAGCCTATCCATGGTAGTCCCTTCCCACTCTCCAAGGAGCCTCTGAGGCCTATCGATTGGCAGATAGCTCTTCGAGATATCATCTATCTCTTCCTGGCTGAGTAGTGGCCTGCCTCCAGCTGGAGTCACATTCTCGAGCGTCAGAGGTGCCTGTATATCAGTGACAGTGCCCTCTTCGACTAAGTCTTTCAGCCACTCCACAGGCCTTCCAACTGGAGTCAGAGTGAGACCTATCTGGCCTCTCTGCCTGAGCACTCGAGCCTGGAGTTCTCCCCATAGCTCTGGAGGCGGAGGCTCATCTATGCCAACATAGTGCAGAGTGGCAGCAGAAGCTCCAAGGCTCCCTTGTGAGCTGGTCTTGATTCGGATGATCGACCCATTAAGGAATCGAACCAGAGGCACTCTGCCCATGATTCCTCTGCCTGGAATGAACACAGTGGATGGATGGACCTTCTCTTTGGGCAATAGGTTCCAGAGCTTTGTCTGCACTGCTATAGACTGCTCCATAGAGTGACAGATGAGCCAAGCCTCGATGGGCACTGGATGTGTAGTCTTGTATGGATGCGTTCCAAGGCACCTCCAGATGAGCTCGGCACATTGGGCAATCGTCTTTCCTACCTGATTCCCACCTCTGAGCAGATAGGCTTTGTTGGTAGAGCGCAGCCACTCCAGCTGTGGAGGAGTCCAACGCATCCAGTCTAAAGGCGAAGCCTGAGCTTTCTTGGAGAGCTGGTTCAAGCTCTTGGCAAGGAGCTCCAGGCTCATCCGATAGCCTGAATCTGGCCAGATAGGATCGCGTCAATGGTCGAGGATAGCTCCTCGAGCAGAGCTGGAGGCTGATGAATCAGAGCAGCTTGGATCTGCGTCAAGAGATCACTGGTTTCAAGTTCTCGCTCGAGCTCGGCCAGGCGAAGCTTCTCCTGCGCCTCCATCAGAGCTTCATAGCAGCCCTTCTCCTGGCGCTTGAAGGTTGCCACTGCCTGCCAGCTGCCTGCTTCCTCGGCTTTGTTAGCCATCGAGCGAAGCTCTTTCATTTGAAGCTTGAAATAGGGGATTGGGTCCAGCCCTGAAACGTCCAATTTCCTCTTCGGCATCTGACTCTTCTCCTTTCTGGTCAATATTTAGGTGGGTGGGGGAAGAAAGTCGGGGGAAGGAAAAG